GTAGAAGCTCCAGCAAGTCTTACAGACTTTGCTACAGGTGGTTTCGCTGATTATGGCGATAACAAGATCGAGCGCGTTATGCGCAGCGGTGCTCACCAGAACTCTGCAAACCCAGCAGTAGTAAACGACTAATTAGGTTTCCTACCCCCGTTCAGCACATTTGAAAAGCTGCGGGGGTAGGGTCCTCTTTCCCAAAGGAAATTAAATGGCTCTAATTAGAGGTCAAGAAGTAAAAGAGGGTCCAACGCAGTTACCTGCAAACCCAAAGATGTACAACAGTATTGTCGTTCAAGCTAAATCTCGTTTTTCAAAGTACCCATCACCTGCAGCAGCACACTGGGTTCATACTAAGTATGGTCAAATGGGCGGCAAGTATGTTCAGTCTAAAAAAGACATTGACCCACGTTTTAGAGATTATGTAAAAGAAGAGCAAGACAAAAAAGAAGCAATGCAAAAGAAGAAAGTTACTAAGCCAGTTGGCAAGGGAACACTCTCAGGCGAAGGCTTCCGTAAGTAAACGATTTATCAGTTTGTCGACATTCGTGCTACGCTACGCATGTTAATTATAGAAGGGGGATTTGGTGAGCGGTATTGATTTCTCGCCTCCGAGTTATCGCGCAGCCTCCTCTGATCTAACAATCTCCATTTCCCCACTGGGACTTGTAGAGCTTGCAGATGAAGAGTTCGAAGTACACGGTCCTCGTCTAAATCGTTATTCTCTTAACTGGGCGATGTACCTTGGCCATCACTATTCATACCGCCGTCAAACAGGCGAAGCGCAGATGGTTCTTAACTATTATCGCGCATTCACAGATTTCGTAATTAACTTTACATTTGGTAAGGGCGTACAGTTCCGCAGCCCAAAGGCCACAGAAGCAATCATCCCTGATTTGCTAGAGCGAGTGTGGGAAGTAGACAACAACAAAGCCACAGTACTATGGGAAATCGGTCAGCAAGGTTCTGTTTCAGGTGACTGTTTTATCAAAGTTGCTTATGAAGAGTCTTACACAGATCCAGCCGGTTTGACTCACCCTGGTCGAGTTCGCGTTCTACCTTTGAACTCCTCTTTTGCATTCCCAGAGTTTCACCCACACGATCGCGAGCGCTTAATTCGTTTTAAACTCAAGTACCGTTTCTGGGGAACATCTCTTGAAGGTACCCGCCAAGTATTTACTTACACAGAAATTCTTACAGATGACATCATTGAAGAATACATCAACGACGAACTCATTGACTCTCGCCCTAACCCGCTTGGCATTATTCCCATTATTCATATTCCTAATGTGCGCATTAGCGGTAGCCCTTGGGGTCTTAGTGATTGCAATGACATCATTAATATTAATCGTACCTATAACGAGACTGCTACAGATATCGCTGACATCGTTAATTACCACGCTGCACCTGTCACAGTCATTATTGGGGCGAAAGCTTCACAGCTTGAAAAAGGCGCTAATAAAGTATGGGGCGGATTACCTAAAGATGCGAAGGTCGAAAACCTAGAAGGCGGAGCACAAGGCCTTAAGGGTGCAATGGAATTCTTAGCAATGCTTAAGAAGACTATGCACGAAATGATTGGTGTTCCAGAGACCGCACTTGGTCAAGCGCAACCTATCTCTAATACCTCGGGTGTGGCACTTGCTATTCAGTTCCAGCCTTTGATGAACCGCTACCACCAAAAAATTATTCAATACGCTCACGGACTAGAGCGGGTTAATGAGATCATTATCCGTAGCCTTGCTGTTAAAGAGCCAGAAACTTTTATCTGGGATCCAGCAACAGATACACCTTTAAAACCTGGTCAGTATGACCGTCTAGATCCACAAGACCCGCTTACATACCGTTCTTACGCTCATTTCCCGGCACCACTTCCACTTGACAAGCTAATTGCCTTGAACGAGGTTCAGTCAATGCTTTCACTTGGTCTTGAGTCTAAGGAAGGAGCTCTCCGCACGCTTGGCGAAGAGTTCCCAACTGAGAAGCTTTACGAAATCCGTCAAGAGCTTCTAGATGATGCTCGCGCAGATGGCGCTTTGAAGCTCATCCAAACACAGATCGAACAAGAGATTATGCAGCTAACGGGCACGATGATGCCAGAAGGCGAATCAGGAATGGTTCAAGGCGGAGGAGCACCCGGTGGGCAAACACCTATGGGAGCAGCCATGGAAAAGCCATTACTAGATGGGGCTGATGCAGTAGCCCAGCAAGGTGAGAGCGCATTGCGCAACGCCCTTGTAACTGAAGCTTACGGAACAAAGATCCCGCAACGGAGAAACGTTTCGAAAGACTATTAAAAATAAGTGCGTTTAGCACTTGCTTTTTGATGGTGTAAGGCAAAATTTCATATAGAAACAACTGTTAGGTCATACGTGCTCTCACTTCGGACAACGACCCCTAGGACTAAGGATATAAGCAATGGAAACTGCAGAAAATATGGCAGCTGCTTTTGAAGCAGATGCTGGAATAGCTCCAGTCGTAAATGTGTCGGGCGTTGACGCGCCTACTGTTACTACTACAGAAACAGTTAGTAATCAGAAGTTTTATACTGAAGAGGATCTAGCTAAAGTACGTTCTCAGGAGAAGTCAAAGCTCTACCCTGAAATTGATTCATTGAAGGAAGAGCTTAACTCACTACGTAAAGAAAAAGAAGAAGAAGCAGCTCGTAGAGCCGCTGAAGCGGAAGCTGAAGCACTTCGTCTTAAGGAAGCACAAGAGTCTGAGCTAGATGCAAAGTCTTATGCAGAACTTAAGACACGAGAGTTGCAGGAGCAGTTGGAGCGTGAGCGTCAAGAACGCGAACGGGCCTTCGCTCTTCTGGAGCGCGAAAAGACATATGCAGACTTACAGGCTTATCGCCAGCAAGTGCTTGAAACTGAACGTGACGCAATCATTCCTGAACTAGTTGATCTCATCGCAGGTAACACTCGCGAAGAGATTTCAGCTAGCGTGGAAAGCTTGAAAGAGCGTTCAGCAAAGATTTTAGAATCAGCGCAATCTGCAATGCAGAATGCAAGAAAAGAAATGACTGGTACAAGGGCGACCTTGCCACCAGCCGGACCATTGGAAACTAATTCGGAGCAACGTAACTTCACGCCACAAGAAATTGCGGCAATGTCCCAGAACGAATACGCCAAATATAGAGATCGTCTGTTGAGCCCGCAAGCCCGAGGTAAGAACTCGGGAATGTTCGGTTAATAACAATCCAACTAAAAACCAACAAGGAGTCAATTTAAATGGCATCAGGTATTACAGGTACCGGCAATCTAGCCGCAGCACCTACAGCGTACTCAGGTACAAATACCCAGCTGACTCAAGCGATCCAGACGATTTGGTCAAAGGAAATTCTTTTCCAGGCCATGCCAATCTTGCGCTTTGAGCAGTTCGCGGTAAAGAAGACAGAACTAGGTGTTGCACCTGGTCTTCAGATCAACTTCATGCGTTACAACAACCTTGGCTTTGCAAACAGCCTAGTCGAAGGTGTTCGTATGCAGACAAACGCACTAACAGCACAGCAGTTCTCAATCACAGTATCTGAGCATGGTTATGCTCTTGCTGTTTCAGAGCTATTGCTTAACGCTTCATTCGATGACGTAATGGCATCAGCTTCACGTCTTCTAGGTCGTAACATGGCTGTCTATCTAGATCAGCTTTCACGCGACACACTATATGCAGCAACATCAGTGATCTACGGTGAAGACCGTTCATCTCTTTCAGCTGTAAACAACTGGTACGCAGATGGAACAACAGCTGCAAACCGTGCTGCTATGACAGGTAACTTCAACATGACAACACACACAGTTAAGGATGCAGTTGAGACACTATCAACAAAGAACATCCCTCGCTTGGGTGAGACATATGTTGCATTCGTTCACCCACACCAGTCACGTAAGCTTCGCGACAATCCAGAGTTCATTGAAGTAACAAAGTACGCAGCTCCAGGAAACTTCATGCTAGGTGAGATCGGTCGTCTATACGACTGCGTATTCATCGAAACAACACAGGTTCTTAAGGTTGCTGGCGGTGCTGGTACTTCATACACAACTGACACAAATGTTGCTAACCCAACAGTTACACCTGGCGGAGGTTACATCACTCCTGCTACAAAGACAGGTAACGGTGGTTCAGATCGCTATGCAGCTCTATTCATTGGAGACAACGCATTCGGTCACGCTATCTCACTTCCTGTTGAACTTCGCGATGGCGGTATCTTGGACTTCGGTCGTGAGCACGCTCTTGCTTGGTACTCAATCTTCGGTCTTGGTCTAATTACTGACCAGGCTGTTGTTATTGCAGAAACCAACTAATAACTTAATAGTTGAGGCGGGGGTGTAAAAGCCCCCGC